GCGGGCCAACGGGGAGGATCTGGCCCGCCATCGAATCCAGGTCGTTCTGGCGACGGTTCTCGCGCTCCATCTGCTCCGGAGACAGGTGCATGAAGTCCCGTGCGGTCTCAGCGCCGATAACCCCCTGAGACTCGGCCTGCATCGCGGCAGCCATCTGCGCACTAGCCGACGGGGCGGCCGCGTCAGCCCACATCACCTCAAGAGTCTCCAGCCCCTCAGGTGACTCCCCGTTCATGACCGCGATAATGCGGGCGATACGCTCAAGAGCGTCACTGAACTGGCGCTGCTTGTTCTCAGCGCGGGCGATAAGACGATCCTTCGCCACACGCAAAGCCTCAGCAGAGGTCGGGTTATTGTCGGCAGCCACACCCATCATCGACGGCGGAATACCCGTCATAGCTGAGATCTGCAACGCGTAAGTGCGGTACGTGTTCGTGAACGTATCCAAGGAAGCGCCCGTCAGCTGCTTCACATCAGCCCCAGTGGGGGCAGCCAGAAGCGCGCCAGCATAGTTCTCCATGCGGTTACCGCCGAACTGCCCGTTCATCGCGGCAGCCGCCTGCTGCCCAGCCAGCATCCGGTCAGCGCCGTCACCAATAAGGAACCTCAGCGGGAAAGCGGCAACCTCCTGCCCCATCTGAAGGTTCGTGAGAGTCCTAGAGGCCGCGTCAATGACCGTCTTCAGCTCCTTCAGATCGGACCGGCCGTACCGGTCACGGAGACGAGCCCTGTTGAACATGGGCACGATCGACGCACCCCACGGGTCACTCGTAGACCAGTCGGACCCCCACCGGGTACCGACCTGCCTGTACGCGGTCATACCGTCAGGAGTGTAGTACGAGGCACACTTCACGCCATCTCCCGCACGGTAGACAGCAATCCCCTCGATCACGTTCCCAAAGTGGTCGATACGGACACCGGCGTGACGCGAGTCCAGCGCCCGGACAGACGGATGCTCATGATCATCATCAGCAGGAGACAGCACCCAGAACACAGACCCGGCAGCAAGCGCCTCCGCCGCCGCCAGATTGAACTGAGAATCCATGTCATTGGCCTGCCACACAACACGCAGGTCACGCACCAGATCCTTACGCCCATCATCAGCGATGATGAACCCAGCCGGGATAAGAACCTCAGTCAGGACATCAATAGCCATCTTCGCGAACGGCGCCTGCATCTCCAGCACGCGCGCCTCCGGCGGGATGCTAATACCCAGGGCGTCCAGGCGCTCACTCTGCTCATAGTACGTCTCGAACGACTCCGGACGATAAGCACCACCCTCAAAGCCGGAGAGCATCTTCTCAAAGCTCACACGATCACCGTCCACGCACCAACAGGCTTATTCATGTCGGCCCACTCCTTGCTGCTCTTGACGTACCTGTACAACATTCTAGCGCCGATCATGCACACAGCCAGATCGATCTTCTTCGACGACTTCGGGGACTCCTTCTTCACCGACCAGCGCCCCTTGAACTCATTCACGCGACAGTTAGACACGTGCTCACCCAGGGCAGAGTCCCCATCGTGGGTGAACGCCTGCTGCTGGATCTCCGTGAACGCCGTCTCCGCGGCCTCGGCGAACTGGTAGGCGTGGGAGCGCATATCCCATGCGATCGGGGACGCGGACATTCCCCCACGCACCGCTGGGACGATCAACCGGTCACCGAAGTCCTCGGGCCAGGCCGTGCGCGTGAACGACTCCCACTCCCGGACGTCAGCCCAGAACGCCACCACGTTATACGTGTCGAACGCTCTCCTGACCCCCGCGTCCACGGCAGCCACGTTCACCACACCGAGGGGCTTCTCCGGCTTCCAGTGGCCGATCTTGAAGATGTGCCCGTCCTCCATGCAGCAGCCCACGAGGGCCGTATGGTCATTCGACTTGGAGCCGTCAAAGAACATGACTATCTTCTCCCCAGGCTCCACCTTCCGATCAGGCTTACGGAGCTGAGTCCACTCCTCCAACGTGACCCACGACGCCTCCGCCGCATTCGGCCTGTTCAGGAAAAACCGGATAGAGCGAGACTCTGGGTACTCCGGAGACCAGATCTGCTCCTTAATCGACTCCAGATTCACCCACGGGCAGTCCTCGTACACGTACTCCAGGGCCTTCGTGAGCCCAACCTGCCCCTCCTCCGGCTCATCCGTCAAAACCGTGTTCGGGGGAGCGATACGGGCGTCGTAGAGGATCTTCGTCTTACCTCTAGTGAGGCCATCCTCCTGGTCGCACCAGGCCTCAAAGACCGCCTCTGCGGACGACTGCTCACCCGGAACCCACGCGTTACAAGTCCCCATGAACCGGCCACCCATCTTCGCTGCGTTCTGCTGAATCGTCTGCAACATGGCCGGGCCACCCTGCGCGGGGAGCCAGTGCTCCAACTCATCCCCCACAACGAAGGACACCTCACCACCCTCCATGGAGTGGGCAGACGACGTCATCTGCTGAAGCTTCCCCCCACCCGGCGTCTCAATGAACGTCTTCGCCACCTCAAGATCGTACTTGCGGGCCAATGGTCCCTTCTTCTGGCAAAATGCCCTGACCATTCGTATGGTATTAGCGGTTTGGCTTTCCGACGTAGCTACGATCTGCACCAGCGGCATACTCATCGGCTTCGCGCGCACCCCAAAAGGCGCATGCCGGTCAAACCCGTCATACCGGCACGGGCCAAGAAGCTCAAACAGACACATAGCCGCAGCGAATGGAGACTTCCCCGATCCTTTCGCCAACCTTCTAATTCCCTGTCTGTACACAAAGCCACCCTTATGATTCAGGGCGTAGAAATGAGCCAGGAACTCGATCTGCCTATCAGTCGGAATGAACGGTTGCCCCGCCTTCGGCCCATTAGGCTGAATCAGGTTATCCATCATCCACGCCGCAGCATGGTAGCCGATAGTCCTCTCGGGGAGCCCGAGGGGGAGCGTGTCGGTTCGCTCCCGGGGTGCGGGGAGCGTCTCGGTCACTTCGCTTCCCGCGCCTTCGTCCACGCCTGCAACGCGACCACGCCCGCCGACTCGGCCTCAGACTCATCAACGCGGTTGATCTCAATCTGAACCCTGCGCCGATCACCCTCAGTGAGAAGAAGGCTGGTGAGCATAGTGTTAACCGCCGCCAGCATAGTGGGAGAACGCCGATCCTGCATCTTGTAGTTCGACAGGTCATCACAGGTGGAGTAGAGAACAATCCAGTCCGACGGCTCATAGTAGCGGGTGAACGTCGACTTCTCCACAGCCTTCCACAGCTTCTTCGCGATGGGGTGCCAGTCGGGATCCGGTTTGGGTGGCTTCACCTGCTCAGCAACCACATTAACGGGCTCCACGCCACCATCCAGCTTCCTGGCCTGCGTAGTACGGTGCCCCTCAGTGCTGCGCTTCGGGATCGGTCCCTTCACTCCCACCGTTGTCTCCTAAAGGTATCCGGGGTGCTTACTCTTCGGCCTGGGGCCTCGAGCCTTGTTGCCACGATTATAGCGGCGCTTCCGAGCCTCGGCTGACTGCTGCTGTGTGCGCACCATATGGCAGTGCTGGCACAACGCCCTAAGATTGTCGGGCACGTGCGGGCCGTCAGGGATAATATGGTCCACCTGATTCGCTGGGCTACCGCAGAACACGCACAGGCCACCATCCCGCCTCAGGACAGTGCGCCGGATCCTGTCCCAGTCCTTCGGGAGCTCCTTGCGGCGCCCGGAATTCTTACCCCAAGCCACTACCCGATCACCTCCAGTGTCACATGCACACCCAGGTCATACCGGTCAGTGAACACCAGCTCCAGGTACTCCTCGACACCCTCCTGCGCCTCCTGAACCCGGATGATGGCGTCATCCTGATCAGCGTTACGGCGATGATGTGGCACATCGTACGCACAGGTCTTGTGCGCCGAATCGAGCGCATCCCGGAGCTCATCAACCGCACAGTCAAGGGATGCGACAAGCATTCGCACATGAACCTCACTGAGATCGTCCACGTTCACCGCACGTCACCCGGATAAACCATCGACACACCCTCCCCGTTCGGGGATCCCTCACGGATGTCGAAGAGGAAAGCAGGCTTGGCAGCCTTGCCCCCGAAGTAGGCGTGATGGATCGACAGGTAGTCGCCGGGGTACACGTAGAAGTCCGGCTGCCCCTCATTCTTGAACACCCACGTCCCCTCGTCGGTGCGGTCGGGGTGGCGGTCACAGAGGATCACATCAACGTCAGGGTTGCTCTTGTCGCCGTAGATGAGGAGGTAAAGCACGAAGGGTGTCCTTTCACCAAATGTTGGAGCGCTTGTTCGAGGGGAGAGGGCAGGGCTCGATGCAAGGGTGCCCCTGGGCTGCGAGCTCAGCAACCGTAGGGCCGACCTTGTGGCTCCCCTTAGCACATAAGGCGCACATCCCGTTCCCGGAGTACAGGCGGGTATCGGGGAACTCGCTGATGTGGGTGCGTGGGGGGCGCATGCGAACACCGCAGCGCGAGCAGTGATGCGCCTCATTCCAGTCCATATGCGTTTTGGCTGCACCGTCCTGACCGCGGCGCTTACGCCGGTAGCAGGAGTTGCAGACCCCCTTCCCGCCGTAGGCGCGAGTGCCCGGGTGGTCGAGGAGCGGCGTTCGGGGTGCGCGCATCTGATGGCCGCAGACCTCACAGTACTGTGGGGTGTTCTCCCAGTCGATCTTCATTGGATGTCCTTTCGTTGGCTGACCGACACAGTCTACCACGCCGCCCCCCTTAGAGCAAAGGGCGGGGCCCACCTTGGCATACACGAGAGGAAAGGAAACTCAATCGTGGTCCATCAAGGCGGGCCCCTATCAGCACGAACAGCATAGCCGCACTCAAGTACGACAGTCAACTCTCCGGAAAACCTGGACAGTTCACCCCGAGGCCGTGTAAGCCAATCTGAGCGCCTTTCACGACCCCAGGTAGGCGAGCGCCCACAGTCACCCCCCCGTTCGGCCGCCAGAGAGCCTCACGGGCCCCTTCCCGGGCCGCGAGCGCCCCCACCGCCGCGCCGCCGCCACCGGTGAGCACTCTTGGTGAGTGTCAGCCAACTAGAGATGATCAACCCAACTCAACCACAACCCAACCCCCTACTTGGCATCACAGCAAGGAAGAAGAGGGAGTCACGTTCCGTCTCGGTACAGCAAGGAAGGGCAAGGACGACGAGGAAGACTCTGAACGCTCCAACTCGATCAGGCGACCAAGGACAAACCAAGGATGGCTGGAGAGGCAGTCAGAGGATCGTCTCTTCCTCCATGCTCTCGTGGAACAACTGGGCCGAAGGTCAGGGCGACGACCAAGGACCAACGGTCCGACGGTCGGAGCGAAGCGCAGACTCTCGCTGGAGCGCGTACGCGCGACTATAGAAATTTCCTTGAGTACTTCCTTTAGATACTTAGTGTGCACTCACGTGCACAGGTCCGCGCA